TCTTTGCCCTTCATCTAAACCCATAAAGGACTTCAATAAATCGTTAATTCCTGTGATAACTTTATTTACAATTGGTAATAAAACTTGTCCGAATTGAACACCTAATTCTTTTAAATTTTCTTTGACCATTCTTGACTGGTTAGCTAAACCACCAGAAGTTTCTGAAAAATCCCCTTGAGCGTTTGAAGTGGCGTTCATAACATACTTATATCTCAACATAATTTTTTCAGTTCGAGACATTTCTTTATAAGTAGTTGATATGCCTTGATTCATAGCAAATTGTTCAAGGTTTGCTTCTGTCATTACTACACCCAAACCCTTTAAGGCTTCTGTTTCACCAGTATATACACCTTGTAAAGCTATTTGAGCACGTTCTACTGATATATTCTTAAAGCTTGCTAAGTCTGCGGCAAGCTGTACTAATTCCATTGACATTTTTGCGGCTTCGGCAGTAGTCATACCCATACCAGTACCCATATCACCAAATGTTGCCGCCATATCTAAGGCTGTTTGTTGGGCTAATCCCATTGATTCAACTGATTTTTCTGCCCAAGTACTTACTTCTGTTGCACTATTTCCGAAAACAGCACTAATTTTATTAGTGGTTTCTTCCATATCAGAAGCTAATTTTACACAAGCTGTTCCTATTGCCGCCAAGGGAACAGTAATGTATTTAGTCATATTTGAACCGACTGTATTTAATGTACTTGCGACTTTATTCCAGTCAATAGTTATTCCTTCCCCAGTGCTTTTGCTTATTTTTCTTGTTTCTTGTAGTGCTTTATTGGCTTCCGCATTATCAACTTGAATACCAATTTTAAGCCTACCTAAATCCAAAGTAGCCATATATTAAGCACCTCTTATTTTTGTTCTTTAATTTTTCTCCGAATTGCCCCTTTATCAATACTTGTTGTATTAAGCCTATTACACTTTTCTAAATATTCTTGTCCTTCTGGTGTAGAATTTAATTCATTTATATAATGATTTTTTACCATCATCATAAATAAATCAGTTGGAAGGTCTAATACTTCATTAAAGGATAAGCCGCTATATTCAATAACTCTTTTAATATTTGGAAGAATTTCTTCTTCGTTTTTTCCTTCACCTTCTGCGGCTTCTGGTGGAAGGGAAGGAATCATTAGTTTGGGTTGCTTTGTACTCCTGTAATAAATTCGCTGTATGCTTTAATAATTGTTAATTTCATTTTTAAATTCATATCTTCTACAAACTTAATATCAAAGAATTTTTTAGCATCATTTGAATTTAAAATATTAGCTACAATCTTATTAACAGATTGTATTAATACTTCTGCTGGTGTATCTTCTCCCAATTCTTTAAACTTTAGCATTTCAATAACCATTCTTTGAGAAGGTTTAGTAATACGAACCATTGAACCATCAAGTAGTTTTATATCTAATGTTTCTTCTTGAAATACTGATAAATCTATAATTTTACCCATATAATTACACCTCAATTATTTTAATAAAGGGGAAGTAAAACTTCCCCCAATTTTACTTAGCCAGCGGCAACAGTATAACTTTCTGTCATAATTACTTGTGTTCCGCTTGCATCGTGTCCCTTTGCCTTAAATTCAGCATCAATTACTGTTTCTTTATCTGGTGCGAAAGCAAGACTAAAGCCATTAGAAGCAGTACCAACAAGAGTAATTGTAAATTTATTGCCATCTTGTTCTGTATGAACAAAATGTACAAGAAATTCCTTCATAACTCTTGCACCATTACCACCAAACTTTAATGTTCTCTTTCCTGTTTCGTCATCAGAATAAGTTCCAGCGGCTATTAGCTTATTAAGAACTTCTAAGTTCCAAGTTAATACACCAGATTTAAAAGTAGTTTCTTCACTAATTACAAAGCGTTTAATAACTTTATAAGCATCGTCAGCTACTTCATATTCCGTAGGCTTATATTCAAGGCTTGCTCCACCTTTAATACGGCCAATAAGATTTTCTTCTACTTCAATTACCGTATCTTCTGGAATAGTTCCAGTAAAATCAGTAACATATAAATCACCGCTACCTAAAATAATCTGTTCTGTCATTTATATTTCACTCCTACTTAAAATGTCAAAGTAAAGTATTCTGTGGTTCATTTTTCTTTCATTATCATAAAGACTTCCACCACCATTAACTTCAACTTGTAATATGTTATTTGTAAGCGGCTTATCAGCTAACGTAATAATAAGCCGTTTTAGTTGATTCTCTATTTCAATTGTTTTACTTAGGGTCTTTGCAATAATAGTTATTTGAAGTCTTTTTCCTTCTGTTATTTTATCTGCTGAAAATGTGTGATAATCATATAGCAAACATTCACCTAAATAATCTGTTTCTATTGGGTAAATATGTGGGTCTGCGGCTGTTCCATCAATCAAACCCATAAGTTTATTATCTGCTTCTAAAATTTCTAAAATTTCTTTAACCATCTTTTAGAATCCCCCTAAAATAATTAATAATATCAGCTTTATTTTTATCGACAGCATCTTGTAAAAAGGGGGTAGGTTTAATGCCGCTTGTGCTATGCCAATTTCCTTTAAGGTCTTTATATTTCCAAGGGACTTCTTTTCTACCATTTCCATTAATAGCATAAATACCAGTTCCTTGATGCACATAAGGGGCATAGTCAATATTAGTACCAACAAAACCTTCAATTATATTACTATCAGTTTCAACACTACTTTGTATTGATTGCCGCAAAATACCATATTGAACAGGACATTTTTCCTTAGCATCGGCTTCTACGGCATAGCAAGCTTGTAATATAGCTTTTTCTAAATTATTTCTAAGTGTTGTGTTAGTAAATATATCAAGGTTTTTAACAACTTCTTCACTATTTACAGTTATTTCAGTTGCCATATTGCTTTACCCTTGTAAGATAAAGGATAGTTTTTCTTCCTAATACATCAATATAATCAATGTTATAAATCCAATCGCCGCATACTATTTGTTGATTTTCTTTTAATTCCTTGTCAGAAGTAACACCAATATAATCACTATTAATACTCTTAACAGAATTAATAATTTGTGTGCTTCCTGTCCTAAGGCTGATTGCTATTGTTATAGTGCGGCTGTTTGGTTCTCCTTCAATTTTTTCATTGTATTTATCATAAGTAACAGTTGAAGGAATAAGAACTGTTGCTTTTCTTATGTGGTTTATCATAGTATTTTAACTTTCCTAAACCCATTTATTTGATTGATTATATTAATTGGATACCCCTCAAGAAAACTATCTGAAATTCCGCTAAAAGATTGACTTTGTAACCCTTCTGTGCCTTGTCTGTTGCACTTAACTACTACCATTTCATTTATTACACTTACTGCGGCGGCTGGTATTTCAGAACGCTTTGTACAGTTCATAAAATCACATTCAGCTTGTTGTATATATACTTCAATTTGATTATCAGAAAATAGATTAGCAGATTCACCCAATAATATTTTAATTGTTTCTACTTGTGTCATATTTACCCCCATATAAAAGGGGCGAATTACCCCTATTTAATTGATTAGCCAGCAGGAGTAACAGTAATCTTGCAGGCTTTTGTTGCATCTACCAAAGCTGTAATATAATAAGTTCTAAGATATACACTGTTCTTTCTTGTGTCAGCATCTCTTTCTTGTTCTACTTCAACTTCTTTCTTCATAAAGCATTTAACGGCTTCTGCGGTAGCAATAAAAGCAGTGTTAGCAGGAACTTTCTTTGATACTACAACTGGAATACCCGCAACAGTACCAATTTGACCGTTATATACAACTTCACCCATCTGTGCGGACTTATAATCAGAATCCTTTCTAATATCTGCTTTTTGTGCTGGATTGATAAGTAAGAATAAACCAGATTCATCTTCAAGGTTTAGTTTTGCGATACCATCAACAATACCATCATAAGATAGAGCACCACTTACAGAATGTGTTGTAGTTGTTTTAGCAATTTCAGTGAAGAAGTCAGCATTGAATTTATTTGTCATTACCTGAGTTGCACCAGCCATCATCATATCAACAATCTGTGGGTCTTTTAGTGCATCTTCATCAGTATAATCAAAAGCTTGCTGAATTGTTAAAACAGTATAATCCTTGCCTGTGTAAGAGATTGAACCACGCTTAGAAGCCGTAGAACCAACACCAGCGGCAAGTGCTTCTGCTTCACCAGTATAGGTATATACATTAATTGTTTTCTTAGTTCCTGCGGCTTGGGATAGACTATTATCAATCGTCATTAAGGAACGAGTATTAATTTTAGTTTCTAAAAGGTCAGTTGCCTTAGATTCAAGTACAAAATTTGCGTAAACTGTATTTGCCATTATCTATTTCACTCCATAATTTAACCCTTTCTAAAAGGTTTTATTTTTTTTCTTGTTTTCCAGTTAATTTCCTAAATAGTTCTGGATTGTTTTTATATAATTCTGATTGCTGTGCAAGGGTCATTTTCTTAAACTGTTCAACTGTAATTTCATCACCAGTTGATAAACCAGTTTTAGGCGTACCACCAGCTAATCTACTTTTTACTTCTTCTTGAACTGCGGCTTTGAATAGCTTATCAAGAGTTTCTATTTTCTTTTGTGCTTCTTCTAAATCATCGCCAATAGCAATTAAGTCAGCAAAAGCAGGATTAAGTTTTCTTGCGGTAAGAACTTTAATTACTTCATTCTTATTTTGAAGAACTGTATATTCTTTAAGCTGTTCTTCAAGTTCTTGTATTCTCATATCCTTTTCCGCTTTTGTGCGTTCGACTTCATCAAGATTTGATAAAGATAATTGCTTTTCATATTTCTTTTGTTGCTTTGCGAGTGCCTGTGTAACCCTTTTATCTGTTTCAGATTGTAAAAGTTTTAACACTTCTTCTTGCGTATAGGTTTTAGTTTCTTGATTTTCTTCCTTCTGTTCATCAACATTGGGATTTGGTTTAATTTCTTCCATTGTTTCTATCTCCTGTTTAGTTGTTGCTCTGCGGCAACCCCTAATAAATTCAGTTGTTCTTTATTGTCTGCACCTGTAAAAAGACAAAATAAAAAGAGTTAATCAGTTGATTTACTTCTACTTGTAAGTAGGTTTCTCTGATTAACTCTCTAAAAAGTTGTGTCTGATTTTTATTAAATTTTTATTTTACTCTGATTTAAATTTACTACTGGTGAATAACAACACCTACATCTGGGATGTACTGGTAATGTTGGTGCTTTATTAATTTCATAAATGCCGCCGTTGGCGTTTGCTAACTCCCTACATCTACTACATAGTTTTTCATCTCTTCCTGGAAGTAGTTTAATGTGTTGTAAACCAGCCGCTTTATAACTTGCCATATTAGCACTATTAAAGGCATATGAAACTTCTGTTCTTACTAATCTATCAGCAACATCATAAGCAGTATTAAAATCACGCATTAAGGCTTCTTTAATTTGATTAGGCGATTTGCCTAAAACAATCATATCATTTATATCATTTTTTAATCTTTCTGCTAATTCATTGGTATTTGTCCAAACCCTCTTACTATAATCTAAACCACTCCAAGCAGAATTTACATTTTGTGTCATTAAGCTTTCAGAATTAATAGAATAATGTTTGCTTATTCTAAGTAATTCTTCAAGGTTAGTTTCAAGTGTTTCTTCAAATACTCTTTGTGTTACTTCTTTAATATCTTTAATTTGTTGTATTGCTACATTGTTTAATTCTTTTCTTATTTGTTGTTCAAGTTCAAGATATTTTGAATACTGCCATAATTGGGTTCTGGTTATTTTATCAGCACCGCCATAATTAATTTGAACATATAAAGCATTTAAGTAATTTTCTATTTGTTTATATGCCTTTTCTAATGCTTGCCTTTGCCGCTTTGCGTATGAAGCGGCAAGGCGTGAAGCTTTTTCTTCATTAGCTAATGTTCTGTTCTTCCAATAATCCATTTACTTCACCTTCATTTTGTAAAGGGAAAGAATAACCAGCTTCTTTTTCTTTATCTTTTTTTACTTTTTCTGCGGCATAATCAACATCTATGGGAAGTAAAGATACTTGTGTTTCTTCACTAAGCAAATGACCGATTTTATTAATTACATCTGCTATTTCAGTAATATTAGTTGGAATATTTCTCTTGAATACAATATCTATAGCCCTATAATCATAGTTAGTTCCCATTACAGAAAGCATATTGCAAATAATCTCTAAACGGCGTTGTAAGCCTTTTTTAAAGCATCTTTCCTTTTTAGCTGTAGTATTTTCTAATCCCATTAGCTTATATTTCATAGCGACACCAGAAGCATTAGAAGCAAAGTCCTCGTCTGTCATTGCTGGGACTGTGGAAAATTTGTGTATATCTTTATCAAGTCTTGTTTTTAAATTTTCAACATAGGTATCATTAATTGACTTTACAAGCCATTCCGCTTTTGCATCAGTAGGGAAAAGTAGAACCCTTTGTTCCTTCATTGCGGCAACATCTTCTGGTTCAGCATCTACACCATACATAGCAAGATAAGCATCGGCAAAGTACTCCATATCATTAACTGAATCACTCTGTATTTTGTCATAGGCATCAATTAATGGAATTACTTCTTCAAAATCTCCTAATTCTTCTGGGTTATTTTGATAAATAACTACTGGAACTGCGTTAAAAGCGTGTTGTTCTTCTTCAATTAGTTCTAATGCGGTAATTGATTTTTTATATAATTGGCGATAAGTGCGGCTATATACTTCTACAAATGTTGTTTTCTCACCAGTTAAAATATTTTCATCGTCATAATATCTAATAAAAAATAGTAAATCTTCTTCAATTGTATTATCATAAATAGGAATACAGCCAATGGGACTAATCTTTTTAAATCTAATTGATTTATCAGAATCAAGATATATTACTTCATAAGCAGAACCAAAAATAGAACTATCTTTAGCAAGTTCGGAGTTTTCTGCGGCTTCATCATTATAATTATAAATTGATTTGATTTCTTCTAAAAACTGTTCTTCTTCACTGTTATATGTTACTGGTTCTCCCATAAAGTAACCAGTTCCTAAATCAGTAATATAAGTTGCATAAGGATTTGCCACTTTATTATTTGGCTTTGTTGGGTCAGCCATTGTTCTTTGTTTAATTGCGTGCTTTCCGATATAGTATTCATAAAGTTTATTAAGTCTTGCCGCCTCATTGCGGTTTTTCTCTATGTATTTAACTATAAGTTCTGGACTAAGCACACTATCTTTACTTAATCTATACATTGTCCACCTCTTATAAGCCTAAAGCGGCTTTGTTTAATGTTTTAATTTTTCTATATGAATCCACACATTGTAAGGAATATCTAAGTGCATCAATACAATGGTTAAATGAATCTTGTGGTTCGTTTATATATTCATTTGATTGTTTATCTTTTTTCCAAGAATAATTTTGAAGTTCTGTTATAAGGTTTTGGCACTTTGGATTAATCAAAAGCTTATATTGTTGAAGCTTTTGAATACCTTGAAGAATTGAACCTTTTCCTTTTGCGGCAGCTTTGATACGAACAACACCAGCACGCTTTATTTCTTCAATGGATTTCTGTTCTGCACTATCAGCAATAATTACTTCTTTACCATAACCTTTATATATAATCATCTGTGCGATAGCATCGTTTAACATTGCGTGTTCATAATATTCATCTACTACATAAATAATTTTTTCTTCTTCATCAAGATAAGAAACGACAAAGGCAGAAGGGTCATTAACATAACCAAAGTCTAAGCCACATAAAAGGCTTAATCTGCGGTCTTTGGGTAAAGGGGTAGAGGATACTTCCCAATTAGAAAAAACCAGCTTATCAAGACTACAGAACTCTCCCAAAGCATAAATGCGGTAATAGGTTGTGTTTGTCTTTGCCATTTGTTCAAGTGCGTTTATATATTCATCTGGAAGAAAGGAATTATCTTTATAAGTCGTCTTTAAGATAAATGTATTAGGCGGCGTTCCGTTCTCAAAGAAATGTTTGTAGCACCAGTTCACTTTAGATACTGGGTTAAACATTAAGTAAATTTGAAGGTTTGCGGCTTTTGCTCTAAGTCTTAAATCAAGTTGTGTAAATTCATCAAAGGTTATTTCAGTTGCTTCTTCAATTACAATATCAGTAAGAGAAGTAATTGATTTAATTTTTTCTCCACCATCATCAATACCTTTAAATAAGAATTGGCTTCCATTAGGAAGAATAATAGTGTAGGTGCTTCTGTTTACTTCACACTGCGGCAAAAGCATAAATTTATCTAATGTATCAAGTGCCATTTGAAAGACACTATCTTTAATGGTTCTTGCTACCTTACGGATAACAAGAACCTTTCTTTTTTGGGTTAATGCTTTTATAATAATCTTTTGAAAAACAAAGTGAGATTTTCCGCTACCAGCACCAGTTAGCCACCATAATAAACTTCATAACGATTAGAATAGTTAAACAAGAAAGGGTAATATGCTTTATTGAATAAGCGTTTTTTTATCTGTAAGTTTATTACTGGCATCTGGCATCACCTCCGCAAATGCTTAATCTTCATCTATATCAACTTTTATTGTTGTTTCAGTAATTTCTACTTTATCTGTTGGTTTATAACCTAAACCATCAAGCGTATATTTAATAGCGTTCCAATTTCTATTATCTAATTCATTATCAAGTAGTTCTATAGCTTTTCCTTCCATTGCGGCAAAGCGTTCACGTTGTCTGCGGCGGTATTCTTCCATAAATAAAGAATTTTGACGATATTTATAAAATGTTTTAGGGCTAATACCAGCTTCTTTAGCAACATCATCAAGCCGCATTAGTGGATTATTAAGCCATACTTCAAGGGCTTGTAACATTCTTGCTTCTGTGTCATCGTCAAAAGCATTAAACATTCTTTCTTTACTCATTTATTCCACCTCTCTAATTCCTTTTCTAATATCCTTATAGCAGTTTAAAAAGCTGTGTAAATTAACGGCACATTTACTATCTCTAAATTGTTTTATGGCAAAGCTTACGCCTTGACAATAAGGAAAGACGGCGTATATTGTGCCGTCAAAGTCTTTGCCATAGGTTGGGTCTATTTCTGTTGTTAGCTTAATGTAAGCTATCAAGTTTAAGCTATATATTTTTTTCATATTCTTCAATTCTCCATTTTAATTCTTGTAGGCGTTGTTCATATAACTGTTTAAGTAAGACAACATCAGTAACTTGTGTAAGCATAGAACTATGAACACCTATCCAATTTTTATCTTCCTCGCGGCATTTTTCATAAAATTCATTAGTCATTTTAAAATCCCCCTTTACATTGCGATTCTTCTAAAAGAAGAAAGATTAGATAATTGTGTAATTGATAAAAGTCCAATTACACCTTCTTTATATATATATCCACATTCATATTGTGTAGTTGTACAAATGCGGTTTAATGCTTGTTTATAGTTTTCTTTAAGTTCATTAGCATCAATAAATATTACTTCATTTGTTTCTTCAAGATAAAAAGCAAATTTATCAGCAGTTGATACTTTAAACCAGCCATCTTTATTAAATGCTTTGTTTGTGATTAACTCTATTACTAAATTTCCAGTATGTGCGGCGGCTGTGTCCGTTTTGACCTCTACAAATACTTGTTTGTTATCCTTTTCGGCTATAAGGTCGCCGCAGTGAAAGTAGGTGCTGTTGGTTGAGACATCATTGACTTTAAAGCCGTTTAGCTCCAACAAGTGTTTAACCGTTTCTTCACCTATTTTTCCTTTATCTTTTGCTTTATTAAAGCTATTGTAATTAGCCATATTTTCTTCTCCTTTTATGTTTTCGGCTTTCGCCTCTGTTATTAAGTGGAGAATGAATAGAATAGCTATAAAAAAATGAGACTTTTAAAAAATTTTTCTCTTTCAACTCATTTCGGGTAGTTGTATAGAATTAAAGAGTTTGATTAACTTTCTGCTATATACTAATTTGTTTTGAATTGAATTCAGAATTAAATTAGGGCTAATATGCCAAACGTGATGAAAATTTAATTAAAATTAAGATTAAATCAGCTAATATATACGTCTAAATGAGCTATTTACAAAACAATCAAAGTTTTATATAATAATCACAACGAAAGGCGATAAGCCAATCGAAATAAAATATATAATTAAAAGGAGAAATTAAAAATGACAAACAATCAGAAAGAAGTAAAAGAATCAATCAGCGTACAGGACATCACAAGTGAATTTATTGAGGATTTCGGTGCCAAGGCAAGTGAAGAGGATTATGAATGGATTGCCAACTTGTATGAAAAGTGTGTTGAAGAAAAGGGTGAAAGATACTACTTTGCTGATTTTAGAAGCAAGTTTGTTGAGAAGTTCTTCCCCGAGCTTTTAAGAAAGAACAAGACAAACAAAAAGCCGAGTTTTAAAGAAAGAATGGCTAAAAAGAGAGCTGAACAGCAGAATAAAAAGGAGGAAAACTGATATGAACTTTAAAATTACTATTACACCACCCGCAAATAAAGAAGAATTAAAGCAATCGTGGGAGCAAGATATGATAGATAACGATTATAATGAAGATAAAATGACGGTTAAAGATTATGAAAAGCTTTATAATATGATAGTTGATATGTCTTTCGATGCTGAAAATATTAATCTTGATAACTTTACAGACGAGGATATTGAAAAAGCAAGATGGATAAAAGAAATGTTCGCTACTTTGGGAGATGTTCCAATGGGTAGAGTTTGGTGGATTGAAAGGGAAACAAAAACCAAACTTAAACCACTTATCTATTGATGAATTATAAGTAAGCTAAGCGAAAGGAGGCACGCAATGTCAAAGGATGAAAAGAACAAAGAATTAAAATCCTTAATTGCTTATTATCTTACTAAAAGCGGTTATTCTAAAAAAGAACTCGCCATAAAGCTTGGCATTAGTGCTGCCTCCCTTTACAACAAATTAAAGAACCCCGATAGCTTTACCTTTGGCGAAATACGATTATTGTTTGAATGGATGGGAAGAGACAATTTAATGGCGGTTGTCTAAAAAAGAGGATTGTTTAATCCTCTTTTTTTGTTTCTTCGGCAATTTGCTGCGTAAAGAATTGATTCAATATTTTATCATACTCTTTTTGCTGGCTTTGGAAGGTATGTTGATATACATTTGTCAGCATATTCGGCGTGCTATGTCCCATTCGCTCTTGTGCGTATTTTGTAGGTATTCCCATTTGAAGCATTATAGAAGCGTTATAATGCCGCAAGGCGTGAAAGTTATACGGGAAGTCTGTTTTTAAGGTCATTCGCTTATATAAGCTGTCTAACGCATCAATACTATCGTCAATAATATAGCTGTCTGGGTCACCCACTTCGGGTAATTCTTGAGTTAATGCTTGAGGCATTTTGAGTATTCTTGTGCTTGAATAAGTCTTTGTTGTTTTCTCAACATACATACCGTATTCATCTTTTACTCTTGCCTTGTCAATCAGAACTGTTCCTTCTTCAAAATTAATATCCTTCCATTTGATAGCGGTTATTTCACTTCTTCTTAACCCCAGATAAACCGCAAATAATACCATAGTATATAAGCGTGTTCCTTTTATTTGCTTTAAAAAGGCTACTACTTCTTCGGTAGTTGGTATTTGTATTTCTTTCTTCTGCTTTTGAGGTAATCGGATATTATCCCCGATAGTAATATCATTCTCTTTCATCACTTTATGAAAAAGAGAATGTGCGGATAATACTGTTTTCGGTGCTCTTCCCTTTGAATACTCATTTACCGCTTTTTGATACTTTTCTTTTGTCAAAAGTCCAATTCGAACATCTACTATATCTTGAAAAGCAGTCCTTCTAATTTTTCTATATCCGACAATAGTTGATGGAGATAATAAATTAGACTGGCTGTCTATATAGCGGTCAATTAATTCTCCCATGGTTTTGTTTTCTGGTCTGGAAG